TCCATCCTTGGCGCCTTTCCGCTGGACACCGCGTTGGTAACTAAATCTTCACGCGTGCATTTGGGAAAACCCAGTTTTTATGTCACGACCTCGCAAGCCTGATCACCTGAAGCTGGTTTCAGGCACCGATCAGCCCTGCCGCCGTGAACCGGAACCTGAGGTTCGCGTGCCTGCGCTCGAGGAATCTCCCGAGCCTCCCGACTGGCTGCCGAATGCGCACGCCGTGAAGGAGTGGTGCGTGCTGGCGCCAATCATGACGGCCAACCGTCTCCTGACGGACGCCAACGTGTCCGCACTCGGACAGCTGTGCGCCTTGCACGGGAAGCTCGTGCAGCTCTGGAGTGCAGGCGAGACGCCAACGGGGCATCTGTTGGCGCAATACCGAAATCTAATCAATGACTTTGGACTTACCCCCATAGCTCGTGGCCGAATCAAAGCAACCGGCGAGCCGGCGAAGAAAAACCGGTTCGATAAGCTCAAAGACTCCGGCTGACTACGTCTCGGTCGCGATCGCGTACGCGGAGGACGCGGTCGAGGATCGCAAGGGTAAGCGGTTCGGCAAATGGATTCGCCTCGCCGCGCGGCGCTTCCTGAAGGATCTGAGGCGAACTCAGAGTAAGAAGCCGCCGTTCTATTGGAGCCCTGGAGAGGCCAACCGAGCTTGCGCGTTCATCGAAGAGTTGCCGCACGTCGAGGGGACTTGGTCGTCTGCGACCATCCACCTTGAGCCTGCGCAAGTCTTCTTCGTCGCGCAGCTGTTCGGGTTTCGGAATCAGGCTGGAGGCCGACGCTTCACCACGGCGCTGTTTGCGATCGCTCGTAAGAATGCCAAGTCGACTCTTGCCGCGGGCATCCTGCTCTATGTGATGTGCTGCGAGCCGGAGACTGGCCCGCAGATATTCGCCGCGGCCACGACTGGGGACCAGGCGCGCATCGTCTGGAGCGTGGCGAAGCGCATGGTCGAGCGCACGGCAGATCTTCGGGAAGCCTTCCTGCTCGAGCCGTTCGCCAATGCGATCGCGCGGTACGAGAACGGCGGCACGTTCAAGGCGATCAACGCCAAGGCGTCGACGCAGGACGGGCTGAATCCTTCGGCGCTGTGCTTCGACGAGCTCCACGCGCATAAGACGCACGACTTGCTGAATGTCCTGACGTCCGCCGCAGGCGCGCGGGCGAATCCGCTGTTCCTGTACACGACGACGGAGGGCTACGAGACGCCGGGCCCCTGGCCTGAGACGCGTGAGTTCGCGAAACAGATATTGCAGAACGTGCTCCAGGCCGAGCACTTCCTCGCGATCTATTACGCCGTCGACGAGAAGGACGACGACTTCGACGAAAGCGTCTGGATCAAGGCCAACCCGCTCATCGAGAGCAATCTGGTCCTGGCTGCCGCGATCCGCAAGGAGGCGATCGAGGCGAAAGCGATGGCGGGGCGCCTCGCTGAGTTTCGGATCAAGCGCCTCAACCGGCAGGCGTCCGCGGCGCAGGTTTGGGTCAATCTGACGAAGTGGAAGCGCTGCGCCGGGCCGGTCGACATCAATGCGATGGTAGGCGCGCCATGCTGGGCCGGCTTCGATCTCGCCTCCACGACTGACATGACGGCCTGGCGGCTCCTCTGGCTGTTGGAGGGACGTTGGTACACGTGGGGCCGCTACTGGGTCCCCGAGGAGGCCGTAAAGCAGCGCACGGTGCGCGGCACGGTTCCCTATGCGGCATGGATTGCCGCCGGGCATATCACGCAGACGGATGGCGAGGTCACGGATTACGTGCGCGTCGAGCGCGAGATCCTCGAGGACTGCGCGCGCTTCGCGCCGATCGAGATCGGGTATGACTCTTGGAACGCCGTCCAGCTGGCCAACAACCTGAAGGAGAGCGGTCAGCCCGTGATTCCGTTCATTCAGGGCCCGAAGTCATACCAGCCGGCGATGAGCGCATTCGAGCGCGAGTATTCGCGCGGGAATCTCAACCACGGCGGCAATCCTGTACTGACTTGGAACGCGGCCAACCTCGTTCCGAGGCGCGACGCGAACATGAACATGGCGCCTGACCGCAAGCGCTCTGCCGAGAAAATTGACGGCATGGTGGCGCTGCTGATGGCCTTTGGGCGAGCGGAGCTCGGCGTGAAGCCCTATGACTTCCAGGAATTGACTGTCGTATGAACCCGAAGGTCTACAACGCCTGCACGCTGGCAAGCCTGCTGATGATCGGCGGGGGAACCGCGGTCTACAGCATCCCGGCCGCCATCATCGTGACCGGATTCCTTTTGCTCATGACGACCATCGTCACGCTCGCGCTGGCCCGCTGATGTTTTTGTCCACGCGGGCCGAGGACGATCGCAGCCCCTGGGGTGGGTTTTGGTTCGAGCCCGTCTCATCTCGCACGAGCTCAGGAGTACGGGTGTCCGCCGATCAGGCGATGCGGCTGGCCGCGGTGTATTCGTGCGTCAACATCCTGGCGAAGACATTCGCGGTGCTGCCGTTCTGCCTCTTCGTCCCTCGGACGGATGGTGGGCGAGATCCGGCTACAGATCATTGGCTGTACAAGCTGATCTCCAAGCGCCCGAACCAGTTTCAGAACCCGTTCGAGTGGCGGCAAATGCTGATGGGGCACTTGGCCTTGCGAGGCAATGCCTACAACCGCATCTACACCAACGCGGCGGGCCAGATCACGGATCTGATCCCGCAGCATCCTGACCGCATCCGCGTCGACGTGCTGCCAACTGGCGAGTACCGGTATTTGATCCGGCAGCCCAACGGTGAGGACGCCATCGTCCCCCGGGGCGAGGTTTGGCACATGCGCTGGCTGTCATCTGACGGCATTGTCGGCATCTCACCGATCGAGTGCGCTCGAGAGACGGTCGGGATCGGCCTTGCGGCACAGGATTACGGCGCGCGCTTCTTTGCGAACGACGGCAGTCCCCCGGGCTGGATCGAGCACCCCGGGCAGTTCAAGGACAAGACCGCTCGCGACAACTTCCGCGAGTCGTGGAAGACGGCCCAGTCAGGCCGCAACCGTGGCAAGACCGCCGTGCTCGAGGGCGGTATGAAGTACCACGACTTGCAGATCAAGAATTCCGATGCGCAGTTCCTGGAGACGCGCAAGTTCTCGGTCACGGACATCGCCCGCATCTTCGGCGTGCCGCCGCATCTGGTCGGGGACCTGGACCGCGCGACGTTCGCCAACATCGAGCAGCAGTCGCTCGAATTCGTCATCTACACAATGACGCCGATCACCGAAGCATGGGAAGCCTCTATTGAGTATTCCCTGCTTCCGGACGATGAGGATCTGGATCCGGAGTTCGATCTGGCGCGCTTGCTACGCGGGGATCAGGCGGCCAGGGCGACGTTTTACACGAAGCTCTTCGGCCTCGGGGCTCTGTCGACGAACGAGATTCGCATCAAGGAAGGCGACAACCCGGTTGTGGGTGGTAACAACCGCTTCGTCCCAGTGAACCTGCGGCTGCTCGAGGAAGACATGACCGACCCGCCGCCGCCCGGCGGTGGTGTACCGGGTGAACCGTCCAATTCAGATGAGCCGCCAGCCGATCGCGCGAATGCATTGGCGAGCGCGGCGGCCGAGCGCGTGGCGCGCCGGGAAGTGGCCGTCGTCACGCGCGCTTTCAAGCTGGGGCCAGAAGCTCTCGCCGAGGCCTACGCCGATCACGCGCTGTTCGTGGCCCAGGCACTGAGCGTCCCGGCTGCCGCGGCGGAGGCGTACTGCGCGCAGATGCTTCAGTGGATCGCCGGCAATACCCAACTGACCGATTTCGAGACCATTGCGCGCTGCCAGCTCGAGCGGCTCGCGCTCAAAGGAACCGCATGAGAGGCCATTTCCTACTCGCCGAGCTCCGCCGCCACCCGTGGGCGATCTTGGAATCTTACTTGCCCACCATCTCGCGCGTGATGGCGCGGATTGAATCGGGCGCGCCTATGTCGGAAGCCGATCGGGCCACGGTCGAGGCCGGCAAAGAGAACTGGGCCGCGCGCGCGAAACAGTCATCGGGCTACGCGGGCGACATCGCCGTGATCGGCGTCTACGGCGCCATCACCCAACGGGGCGAGATGGCCGATATGTCAACGCCGACTGCGAGCGCATCCCGCATTGCCTCGCAGATCCGGGCGGCCGCTCAAGACCCC